GCTGTCGGCAAGGTCAAGCAAGCCGTAGGCAAGGCCACCGGAAACACGGAACTGGAGTTGAAAGGTAAACTGCAGGAGAAAAAGGGCGAAGCGCAGCAGGTAGTCGGTGAAGTAAAGGATGCAGTCACCAAGGATTAACCTGCTCCCCTGCTGATGAATAAAAGGTCGCCCTCGGGCGACCTTTTGTTCAGCGCGCCTGGCTAGGCCGTTCAAATGAGAATGAACTGGGTCTACACCGGATTAAGTGTCCGCTATGGGTCGATAGCTGTCACTTGCTACCCTGTGCCTTCTCCACATAGCCGTTCACGAAGGCGGCTCAAGCAACCTCCTCATGCTCGATCAGCGCCCACAGCCTGGCCGACTCGGTGAACTCCAGCATGTCAGCCAACTGGTCTGCGTCAACGTCGCTGCGTCGGTGCGCTGAAATCGCTAGCTCAACGAGCAGCGCGGCCCTGCCATCGGGATCGGTCAACAAGGCAGGCTGGTCATTCAACTCGGCCAGCCAACCCGATGGCAGGCTCAACATTTCACAGTCCACAGCTGATCGATCCTCGTCGTGTAGCCTTGTCGCGCATGTGCGCGCAGTAGCTGCACCAACCGCCATTATCCAGAGCCTCGAACTTCTCAGACCATGGTATATCGCACCCTCGCTTGCACGCACCTGGGTCATTCTCTTCAATCACATACTTTTGGAAAATTTGAAGTTGCTTAGGGCTTAGCGAATGCTCACCCTTCTCCAGCCATTGCTTAGCGATACCCTCTGCGGCGCCTTCCAACATATCGGCGCCCAACAGCTCAGAAACGAAGTCGCTTTTACCGTCATCATCTTCGTGACCCGCGCTGCCCGCCAGCGCCTTCCCCTATTCAACGATAACGCCTCCCCGGCAAGGGCCGCCCATGTCTGCACAGTACCGATCGATCAACATCTACAGGCACACCTTCGCCGCCAAATGCCCAAGCGACGGAGAGATGATCGTCTACAGCCTTGAGATCCGAAGCCCGAAGATGATTCTCGTAGAGCACATCAAAACGGCGACAGCCTTGATCAAGGAAGGATTTCAGGAGCAGATTGCTGACGCCCTCGTCGATCGGTTCTGTTGTGAGGTGGAAGTCAAGGCGGTGCACCAAGGGGTATCAATTGAATCCCTGAGGCTTGTCGAATGATCCATTACCGCGGCACGCCGATTGGCGGCACCCGGCAGGATGCCGCCAGGCTGCTGGCTGGCCGGCACGCCTTGGTTCCGTTCCCGCGCCAGGACGACATGGGCATCGTCGCCGAGGCCTGCCAGTCCTTCGTCTTCGACAACGGAGCGTTCACGGTCTGGAAGAAAGGCGGCCAAGTGGACGTGCACGGCTACATGCGGTGGGTGGACGACTGGCACCGGCACCCTGGCTTCGACTGGGCATTGATCCCTGATGTGATCGACGGAGACGAAGAAGCTAACGACCGCTTGCTCGAACAATGGCCTGGCCACCTGCCGGGCGTGCCGGTCTGGCACATGCATGAGTCGATCGAGCGGCTGGAGCGCCTAGCAAAGGCCTGGCGAACTGTCGCCCTGGGCAGTTCCGGGCAGTGGCGATCACCCGGCACCACCGCTTGGTGGAAGCGCATGAGCGCAGCGATGGATGCGATCTGCGACGACCTGGGTCGCCCCATCTGCCGCCTGCACGGCCTGCGAATGCTTGACCCGGCGATCTTCCAAAGCATTCCCCTGGCATCCGCTGACAGCACGAACGCTGCGGTGAATGGCGGCAGCATCAGCCGGTTCGGCATGTACACCCCACCATCGGCCGGCCAGCGCGCCAGCGTGATCGCCGATCGAATCGAATCCCACACCAGTTCCCCCATTTGGCAGCGCGAGAGCCAGACCGAACTGGCCTTGTGAACGACAGAGGTATCCCCATGCCCACAGAAAACCGATCCAGCAACACAGAGATGGTCAGCGTTATAAAGCTACCCTAGCCGGCTCGAGCGGTTTAGGACTCGGTTCCTTTGACACAAACTACCTCATCTCATTCGCAAAGCGGCCAACTGCGCCGACCACTTGTTTAGCGCCGTTTTGAATTTCCAAGATGACGGTACCGGCTTCATTCGCTAATGCTAGGCCTTCCTCAGCTTTTGCTCGGCTGCTGAATATTTCGCTAACAGCTTTATCAGCAAGCGCCTGGTTCTGTTGGACAACGCTCACGATTTCCTCGGTCGCCGAGCTGGTGTGACCAGCCAGTTTGCGCACCTCATCAGCAACCACAGCGAAACCTCGACCTTGCTCACCAGCACGCGCAGCTTCAATAGCGGCATTTAGTGCTAGTAAATTCGTTTGTGAAGCAATACCGCCAATGGTTTGAACAATGGAACTAATCAACGCAGACTGTTTGCCAAGCGCCTCAATGCTCCCGGTTGCCGCTTTCATTTGCTCCGCAATACGGCGCATGGTATCGACGGTACGCGTCACTACCACCGCACCACGCTCTGCGCTCGAATCAGTTTGCTGGGATATATCAAATGCAACGCCGGCTGCATCCTTGACTTCTTGCTCTCGCGCGACTTGGTCGGTAACAACGCTTGCGAATTTTACGACCTTAGACAGCTTCCCTTCAGTGTCATGCACAGGGTTGTAGGTTGCCTCTAGCCAAATATCGTTCCCGCGCGCGTCGACCCGCTTGAAACAATTGGCAACATACTCACCACGGTTGAGCGTCTTCCAGAAATTTTCGTACTCATGGGTTGCCGCTTCTTCCGCGGAGCAGAACAATCGATGATGCTTGCCGACGATCTGACCCAGTGAGTAGCCCATAGCATCGAGGAACTGCTTGTTGGCCGTGATTACGGTGCCATCCAAGTTAAACTCAATGACTGCGGTGGACCGAACCAGCGCTTGGATTAGAGCCTCATTTTCCTTCGCCTGCTCCACGGTACGAGTTATTTCACTGCCGTAACCCTGAACATGGGCAAGGCTTCCGTCTTGGTCCCGAATAGGGAACCAATAGACTTTTAACCATGCAAGAGTACCGTCAGCGCGAAGGTAGCGATATTCGTCATTGACGGGTTCAAATCGCGCTACAGCTTGATTGAATGCGTGAAAGCAAGGCAGGTCTTTAACGTAAGGCGGAACAATCTCTGAGAGCGGTCGGCCATGCAAGCCCTCGTCGGTATACCCCAAAGTCTCAGAGAAAAGTCGGTTGAATGCGCAGATACGAAACTCGGCATCAAGCCTTATGGAAAGCATCCCTCTGTCCATTTGCTCGATCTGCTGTCGCAGCAGATGCAGCTCCGCGCTCTGCTCCTGCAGAATTTTTTTGAGATTGCGGTTGAACATTACAGGCTCCACATGTGCTGGATGAGCAATTATCGACACAGGCCATTCTTTCTTGAACACCCAGTCAATTTTTCTGAATTTCATCATGATGGGTATACGGCCGAGGGTCTGAAAAATTCCCGTCCAGGGCCTCTCTGAGCAACATTTGGCCTCAACGGGCTGAGAGCACGACGCTGCAGTAGCGCAGAAAAGACCGCTGAAAATTGCAGATTCCTCTGCGATTCTGGTTCAGGCTTGTATCGAAGGCTGAGCTCTCTGACTCAGAAAGATGACCCAGGCGTCATATGAGTGTTGCTGACAGGCCACCGCAGCGTCCCAGATAACACCGTGGATCTCACCCGCAGAAATTAGATATCTGAGCTTTGAGTTAGATGCCTCCAAATCAAGGAGGTGCCGATGAGCTATGTAGCGAAAATCATCGTTGCTTAGCATTTGGACAAATGTCCTGCAGGGCTGGCTCGCGGATACGAGCCGATGTCCCCATGCCGTCACTATGACATCAAATCGAAACGGTCACACCGCAATTCCTAAGCTCCGCATGACCCGCATAGAGCACATTTGTACTCCACCCAGCTGTAACCCCTCTCCCCTCTATTTCGAGCAGGCCGCAATCTTGTCCGTTGCAGCCAGGCCTTCGGTGGCAATCCGGCGGGCACGCCCTACACCCCAGGCCAATGCCCTGGTCATCGACTCGCCTGGGCGGGAGTCGAAAGCTTCTTCATGGATCGCAGCACCAGAGGCCGCATAGACGCCGATGAACATCTGCGTGTTGCCCGTGCGAGACAGCCGCACCTGCACATCGATAAACGTGCCGTCATCGAGAGTTTCGTCATGGTCCCGGTGGTGCAGGGTTGGGTCCGACCACTGCCAATAAACGTCGCCGCGCATGCGCATGCCGC